AAAATGAAACTTCTAATTATATCACAGCAAGTGATATTTTAAAATTAAAATTCGATAATGAATATGCTTCGGTTCCTCCTACTTTTATAGAAAGTGTCGAGAATATTAGAAAAAATGCTCCATTAACATTTTCAGCACAAAATCGAGCAGTTACCACTAGTGATTATGAATCATTTGTTGATAAAAACTTCTCTAATATCATTCAGAGCGTAAAAGCAGTCTCTAATAAAGACTACACATCACAATATCTATCTTATTTTTATGAATTAGGTCTAGAACGTCCTAATTTAGATGATAAGTTGTTATTTAATCAAGTATCATTCAATGATGCATGTGATTTCAATAATGTTTATCTATTTTGTGTGCCTAGATTAGGAGCTATTGTTAATGAAACTACTCCAGTTGATTTATTTTTTGCACAAAAGCAATCTATTGTCAATAAGTTGAACACAGTTAAGATGGTAAACCAAAACATTGTGGTTTCAGATCCAATTTACGTAGCATTTGACATTGGGTTGCCTACTTTAAGTGAAACTTCGATAACTTCTGATATAAGAAACGAAACAAAAATACGAATAACTAGAGATCCTAATCAAATTATTTCAAAAGAACAAATAAAAAGTTCAGTAGCTTCTTATATAAAAGATTTCTTTTCTCAAAGTAATAATGAATTGGGAAAATTTATTGATTTGTCTCAATTAAGTTTTAATATTTTAAATTTAAATGGTGTTAAAACATTAGAAACTGTGAGAATTGCAGATTCCCTTGAATATAAAGTTTCTAAATTAAATTTTATTTATTGGAATCCTTTGTATACTAGTTCTCCGGTTACTTCTTTGGGTCAAAACATTACATTAAAGTTTTTTGAATTTCCTTTCTTTTATGAAATTTCAAAGTTAATAAACAAAATTGAGGTAATATAAAATGGGAGATTCTAGATACATATATTTTCATACATTAGATCATACTGGAACGTATACTACTAGTGGATATACATTACCTATTACTCCTTTCACATTTATTCCAATATTTGATGATGGAACTAGTGTGGATTATTCTAATTATAAAATTTTATGGGATTTTGGTGATGGAACTAAATCAGAATCAATAACAGCAGTACATAATTTTAAATATCCAGCATGGTATAATGTTAAATGTTATGTTTTGGGTAAAAATGGTAACGGATATGAGTCTTCTTTTTCACAATCTATTTTAGTAAAAGATTTCATTTCAGATACGTTGGTTTTGTCTGGTTATAATAATAAAACAGAATCTGGAACATTACAAAATCCATTTACTGTTTTTAGATTTAACAGTTGGCAAAGTTATCCGATACTTTCCAGTTATGGATACACTATAAATTTACATGTTAGTGGAAATAATGCTCCATTATTAGACAAACAAAAATACGACAAAGACAAATGGGGTCATTTGAAACCGTCCGCTAGATTCGAAACAACGGTATATAATTCTATATCGGAAAAAGAAGAAAGAACTCCGGTAAATTCATTATTAACTGAATCTAATTCTGCAATATATGTAAAACTTTTTAATAATAGTTTAGTTTTTTGTGATAAAAATGATGTGGGATCTTGTTTTGCCGGAACATCTGGGAAAAAATTATTTTATTATATAGATGATATTCCTAAAAAAGTAGAAAATGTTTTTGAAAGTATAGCGGCTACTATTTATGCATCATTTGATACTTCTAAATTTAGAATAACTGAAGAATACGAAGAATCAAAATATTCTATTTTAAATAATGTTTCAGACTCTAATTCATTTTCTGTTTTAATTCAACAATTAAATCCTAGTCATGTGACTATTTCTTCAAACGGAATTGATGAAGACGGAGACGGAAAAAGAATACATACTTTTGATATAGACTCACAAAAATCTACAAATAGTAAAATTCCTTTTGTAGTTCGTGTAAAAGATATAAATGAATATAACGTAGTAAGTAATTCTAAATATACTCCATTATTTACATTGAGTCAAAGTCCAACTATTTCAGAAGGACAAATATATTTAGAATTAAGAGATTCCAGAAATCAAAAAATTAGCAGTGCTCAATTTTATTCTAATTTTGGTGTTCTTTCTTCGGAAACATTAGGAGGATATTTTAAAGGATATTTAATTTGTCCAGATACAGTAGAAAATGTACACATATATGCAAATGCTGGATTTGATAAAGATGAAATATATTTAGTCAATACTTCTTATGGAATCATAGGTCATCCACAATTTGAAAAAATTCATAATTTAACGGTTCAGATAGATCCAACAGACAAAACTAAAAAAACTTTAGTAGATAAAATATATGATATTCCGGGATTATCTGGAATATATTCAACTTGTGTCACTACAAAACGTCTTCCGGATGCATCAGAAGAAGCATTTGCATGGGTAGTAGATGGAGACAGAGAAAAAGTTGTTAAATTTATACCAAGTACAATGACAGTGGTGTATGATGATTTTGATATACCACAGAATTCTTCTCCTTCTAATATTTGCAGTGATAAATTTGGCAATGTTTGGGTAACACTATATGATGCAGTAAGCACAATTAGAATTAATAACATAACAAATTTAGTAGATAAAGTTATAACACCTTCTTTAACAAATAATGTAATAGATTTTGAAAATACAATTACTCCTGCATCTGTTGATACTGATTTAAATAATAATGTATGGGTTTCTTATTCTAATGAACTTTCTGCTTTTGTAGAAAAATATGATACAGAAGGAAATTTCTTATTTTGTAAAGTATTTTCTCCATCTTATCAAAATACAGAATTAATTACCGATTTAGACAATAATGCTTGGTGTATTATTAAAGATAACATAACAAATTCAAAAGTTTTATCTAGTAAAAATGACCAAATAGTAAAAATAAGTAGTGATGGTAGCAATATTACTTATTATCCAATAAATGGAAGTTTGTGGAATCTAACAATAGATTCAATGAATAATATTTGGGCTACTAGAAATCGTAACGAAGTAGTTAGAATAGATACTCAATTTGAAACATTTCAAAATTATTATCTACCATCAAATTCTTCTCAATTATCTTCTAATTATATAAGTGATTTAGAAGGCATTGCTGGAACTACCGATAATAATATTTTGGTTGTTGATAATGTTAATAGAAGATTGCACTATTTTAATGCTGCTGTAGATACTTATGGATTTGTATCTAATTATGTTGATTTTTTAAATGCAGGAACATTTAACCAGAATCGTATCCAAGACAAAATCAATGGATATGGTGACTGGAATGGGTTTAGGCACATAAACAAATTTTGTCATATTTTAGGAAAAACTACAAAAGTAGAAGGAAATAGCAATAGTTTTTCAATTTATGATAAAGAAGAAGGAAAATATGATATTAGAAAAGTAAATGAAAATTTTGATCCTAAAGCACAATTATTTTCTTATCGTTTTCAAGATTACTTGTTAGAGTCAAATAAAGTATTTGATTTTATAGGTGAATCTTTAGGTACTTTGTCTTCAGAACCAACAGATTTAGGAAAAACCGTATACGAAAAAATAGCAAATTTTTGTAATAATGTTAATAGTATAGATTCATGTAATATAAGATCATTAAAATCAATGCACGACATGCTTGGAGAAGATTTTCAATCATACGGAGCAGAGGAATTTAGTTTTCCTGCTAAAGTTGGTCGTTTAGTTGATATATTTTCAATACCATTCACAAAATTAAAGGGAAGCCGCGATTATTTCACACAAAATTTTAACGATAGAGGATATTATAATCAAGAAATCATTAAAAATGGAGGTGAGGTAATTTACGGATATAATAAAGGTTTGGAATTAGACGTATTAACAACCGTTCTGACTGCTTCATTAACAGCAGGAGAAAATGGCATAATAGCTTACGAAAAGTTTAGCGAAAGTTATACTATATTAAATACAAAATTATTAAGTACTGAATATATAAATTTCATAGATCCTGTTAATAAAACATATGCATTAAGTACGTATCATCCATATTGGGGATGGGGATTGCAGCTTCCGGATACTTATCTTCCAAAAGATATATCTAAATATTATACTTTTTACGAATATATACCTACTCCTAATTTCATACAAACCGAAGGTATTATAAATTGGGCAGATGCCAACACAACAATAAGCGAATATATTTCATCTGTTGAAGAATGGAATAAAATTAGAGAAGATATGATATCTTATAGTTTAGTAAAAGGTGTCGAGAACGTTAAATAATTGATGTGTCGGAAGCATTTGTATTTTCGAAAATAACACCAATAAATTCCATAATAAATCCAGATACAGAAGAGAAAGACTATTTGGATAAAATGGCTCCTTTTTCGTTTTTTGATTTCTTAAAACACATAAATGTTAATCTTTCACCATTACAAACAAATGATTTGTATGTAGATTACATTAAACAATGGAATATAGTCAAAAATAACACAAAAGAAGAAAGTGATAATGTTATTCAAGAAAGATATTTAAGTTTATTAAAAGATATAACTCTTAAATATTCTACATTAGACGAAAAACGATTTCTTTCTAACATAGATTTTAACGATCCATATGATTTAGATATTGTTATTCCTTTTTATTCGAAGAAAATACGGGAAGTTTGTGATTTTTATTCCCAAAAAAGAGAAAAGTTAAAATTTAAGATAGAAAAGAATAAAATAAAAGGAATACCATTAAGTTTAGAAAAAGCAGTATTTGAGACAATAACAGATGTAGTGTTTTCTGATACTCTAGAAGTAGGAAGTTATCAAAAATTAGTAAACGAAGAAGATCTTTTAAAAGATCTCAGTATAGAAGTAGAAGAATTATACGATTTATACACAAATTATTTAGATAACCATCCAGATGAAACATATGAAACATATGATGTAAAAACTGAACTTAGACAAAAATTATTTTCGTCTAATTTAAATTCTATTGATGCAAATATTTTTATTAATTTTGATCAAGCAGTAACAAATCAATTATTTGAAAATGTAAGAGTATTCTTATCAGAGTTGGGTCGTATATTTACAATTAATTATGATTTAAATTCGGTTAATCTTAATTGTAAACCAGATGAAAAGTTATATGATTTAGTATCAAATAACAAACCAAAAGCAGAAAGACTTGTAAATTTAAGAAAAGATTTAATTAAAAAATATATTGGTTGTGATTTTTATTACATAACAACTGGAGATACAACTACTGATGTAGTTTCTTCTCTATTATTTAAAGCAGAAAATCCTTCAGGTAATTTATTAAATAGACACTTTCCAACAACAGCCACAATAGAAGAAGAGTCTGATTTACAATCTTGTAGAAGAATTGGCTTGTTTTTTACACCAGAAAAAAATAGTATACTTTATTATTCTGTTCCTGATAAAAATTATAAAATAGACCAATCTAAATTAGAACCAAATAAACTTTATATATTTCCTGATCCTGATAGGTACGGAAACACAATTGGATTGACTAGAAAATTTGATTCTGAATATCCATTAATACATATTTGTGATTATTCACGTTCAGTTAAAAATGAAAGTACATTTTATGCCGAGGGTGATATAAATTCAAATCCATTTTCTCAAGATTTCTATGGTTATTTTTCAAGAAGTCAATTACATAATAATTTAAATACAAACGAAGAAGGATTAAAAAATAATTTTTCTCAATTATATGATCAAGGAATATTAGTAAAATGGGATACTGATATATACGGAAATCAATATGGTCTTTTTAAAGATAAATCAAAAATTAATTTAATTGATAAAACTAATTATGATTCATTAAGTGTAGATGTATGCGAATATTACGATGGTGGTCCTATAAGATTTTTTAAAAATGGAAAACTACCAGAAAGAGTTGGAATGGGAAATCAAAAATGGGTAGATCCTAATGTTTATAGTTCTGAATATTACTATAACATCGGAATAGATGGAAGTGTGGGTGGTTATTACGAAGGTTTGATGGAAAGAGGATTAAGCGGAATTGGTACTAATTTTAAACCAGATTTTAATAATATTTATACTCCTTCTTCTTTGAAATATAAAGATTTTGATGCTGGATTGTTGTCAGATACGTGCGACGAAGATTTTGATTTTAATAATCAAACAAATATAACTATTGAACAAATATTAACTACTAGTTATACCGTAACTTCTGATAATGTATTTCAAGATGAAAAAAATTTCTTTGATATTAAACATTCTTACGGAACAATGTATGTTAAAGATGTAGTATCTGGAGAAATCAAGACATTATTAGAAAGTTTATCTGTTCAATTTCAAAACAAATACCAAGATGATTTTACAGAAATATTAGATTTTAGTATTTTTAATGATTTTCTATGCATTAGAACGAAAACTAATTTAATTTTTGAAAAAATAAAATACGAAGATAATAAGTTTGTATATTCAGGAACATCTAATAATTCCTTAGATACAGGATATGAATCAAATTATATTTATAATGTATCAAATCCTTTCTTTTTTGAAAATAGAGATTATACAATGGTTGCTACATTAAGTGTAATGAGTGGAGAATCTAATAATTTTTATATAATTCCTAAAATTTATACAATAGATTATAATACTTGTGCAAAAATTGAAATAACTTCTATTTTAGAATTAAGTTCTTATCAAAATAATTTAAATTTAAACAATATTAAAATTTTTAGAATTAATCAGCCGATATTAACATATAATTCTAGAAACAATATGTACTGTGTATTGGCTACTGTAGAAGATGAAAATGAATTTTCGTACATATATCAGTTTAAATTTAATTTTAATGGTTCAGAAATATTAGATCATGATATAAAATTTTTTAATTTTTCAGGAACCGAAGTTTTTAGGACCGTAAATTTTCTTGATAATCCTAGTTTTGCATCTAGCGGAATTGTTGTAAATGACATAAATTCAAATGCAATTAAAACTTTTAACAACGGAATATTATCTTTTTCATAAATGAACACAATTTACACATTAGGATCGGAATACAACGGAACCGAAGGAGGTAAAGTAGAAGATATTCGAATTTTTAAAGGAGAAACCGAAATTTCTTTTGATTTGACTGATTTAGCAGAAGGAGAATATTCTGTTGCTAAAATAATAATAGATTTTAATGATGATAGTCCTCTTTTAATAAAAGAATATACGTTCGGAGATGATAGAAAGGTGGTATCTGAAGTTTTTAAACGTAAATATTATCCAGATTTAAACAATTATTACATTGTTTATTATCCTACGATATACATAACATATTCTAATTTTAATCAGTTTAAATATCAAGCAGTAGTTAAAATAGCAAAAGAGTCTTTCTTTTCTGAATATGAAATTTTAGAGATAGGAGCAGCTCAATTTTTAGATAATTCTCAAAATTCTATTTTTACTATATTAGACAGTGCTAAAGGCGATAATTTTACCTCTCTTATTAAATAATTGAGTGGAGATTATTGATTTAACATCTAATTCTGTAGCATTATCAACGTCTTATGTAGGAGATTTTGATGTTAAATTTTTTAATGTCAAAGACAAAACAGAAGAAGGATACACTTTCTTTAGAGAAGATTACTTAAAGAGTATAACAGACCGAAAAATTAATAATTATTCAAGTCTAATTTTAACAAGTAAACAAAAAACAAGTGATATTTTAAAAGTTGAAGGTTTACCAGAAGTTAGCGGAGACTTATCATTTAATACATCTATTTCAGACTCAAATGGTATGTATTTGACATTTTCTGCTAATAGTATCGGATATACTTTTACAGAAAAATTTGAAAAATTTATAGATCCCGTAGATCGTATTTTCGAAATTACTCTATTATCTAATGGATTAAGTGCTATTGTAGCACATCGTGATAAAGAACGTGTAAAATATTTTTTAAATTATAATAACGGTTCTTTGAAATTCAGTACAGTATCTTCGGATGATTCTATTTTTAATTATATATTAGATAAAGAAAACAGCAAATTAGCAATTTTTAAAAATTCTAAATTAATAATTAGTTCTGGAAATACTTTAAGTTTAGATTCTAATATAGAAAATTTTAAGACAAAATATTTTAATGTAAATTATTATATACAGAAAATTTCTCCGAAATTAAACACATCGTGGGTTTCTTATGATTTTACTCATAAAAATGCATATGATATAAATCCCGATAAAAGCATAAGTGATTTAAAAAACAACTTTTTAATTTCTTCTCAATATAGTTACATAAGTGGTGATACCTTAGTTTCTAATATTTTAAATTTAAAGAATCAAAAAACCCATAAAGATTATAGTTATCGTTCAAACTTTTTAGAAAAGACAAACGACGGGGTTCCTAATGTAGACAATAGAAGATATGTTGGTTTATTCACTGGAAATGATCAAGAAAAAGGAGATTACGGAATAACTTTTAGTTATGAATTTTATAATGCAGATTATAAATTTAAAACAGATCAATACACTATTTTTGTAACACCTGAAAGTTTATATCCATACGAAAGAATTAATATAAATGATTTGAAATGGAACAAATCTGGATCTATTGCTGGCGAAAATCCATACATGTCAGATAAAATCTTCCAAAGAGAAGCAAACAAAGGCGGATTAAGCGGTCATTATTTATGTTCTTGGTTACACAAAGATAAAAATGGTGAATCTACTTGGTTAGATAGATATTATTATCCTGAAAAAACTTCATATGCCGCTGCATTGTCTACTTCTTTTAATTTTAATTATGTAGATCCAATTTTTACATTACTACACAAAAATTTATCTGCATCTGAATATTATGATGTTCCTTTTGTTTACAATTCTTTACAAGAAGAAAGTGATAACACACCACAAACTATACATAGTGCATTATATGGAACCGCATTTTTTGATAAACGTAGTGATGTGACCATTTTACCAAATACTGAATACATATATCATCGTATTGGTAATAAATATGTCGAATCTATAGTTTCTAGCATAGAAGAAAGTTTAATACAAAATGGTTTAATTTTAAAAAATCATAATGATTCAGAAATAGAAACAACCACTAAAAATGTAGATGAAATTGAATATGTTTTAGATGGAAACGCATATGGCGTGTTTTCTGATTACGAAAAAATAAACAACTCACATGAATTTACCATAACATTTGATATGAAATCAGATGATTGGTCTAAAAAATTTGGTCATCAAATTTTCGGAAATTTAAATGAAAAAGGAATAGGTTTATTCGATGACGAAAAAATCACTCCATTAATAATGATTCAAAATAATAAAACGGTATCAGTATATAATACAAATTTTGAAATGTTAGATTATGCATCATTACAAAATGAAGAAAATTTAGGAGATTCTATAATAAAAGATCTATATAGAACAGACCATTTAGATGCATTTTACACGATTAATATAGAATAATTATGATTCCTTTAATTACAAAATTTAGTTCTAATTCGGTTTTATATGATGCTTTAGGAGAAGTTATAAATACTTATATATCTATATCTTATGATAAAAATTATATTTATTTTTTAAAAGACACTTCTGGAAATTTATTAGAATATAATACAGTTACCGAAGAAATTTCTTCTAAAAAAATAGAATCATCGGAAAATATATATTCTGTATTAAAATATCTTGATGTTTTATATGGGTTTAATGGATACGATGCTAAACCATTTGTCGAAGACACGGTTCTTTATATAAAAGACAACAATAAATTAGTTCAAGAATCATATAATAAAGTTGCATATGTTGTTCATTTATCATCTTCTTCGGAAATACGAGATTTCATGATAGATGAAAATTATAATTATTTTGTGATTCACAATAAAAACAAAATATCTAAATTTTCGAAAGATCGTATTAAAAGTTATACGTTTTCAGTAACTCCTGAAGTTAGTAGCATTTTTAATTCTTTGTCGGTTATGCCAAATGACGAAATTGAATTGCTAAAAATTGATTATGTTCGTGAATACACAAGTAGCGGACTTTCTGGTTATCCAATAGTTCTAGGTAAAATAAAAAACGGAACAGGAAATAATATTTTAGCACCATCTCAAATGTTTTTAGGAAAAATAGACGAAAATACTCAAACCGTTTATGAAGCTGCTTTTATTCCATTAACCGGAAATTATTATAATTATGGCGACTCAAAAAGAATTAATTATAATTTAACAAATTACGAATATCTCAAAAATACATATAAAAAGAAAGACGAATTAACATTTAAAATAGCTCTTAGAAATGTGTATGATAACAGAGATATGACTAGATTAGAAATACCAATTAGTACGTATTTGTTTAAATCTGAAAAACATCATTTTGCATTTAGAATGGACGGAATAAATGGAAAGGTTTCTGTATTTTTAGATGGAAAAGAAATAAAAACAGTAGAGATTCAAAAAGGACGTTACATTATTCAAGAAATATTTACAGATAGTATGAACGTAGGTAGGACATATTTTAATAATAACATATCTCTTTCTAATTATCTTAATCAGCCTAATTATTATTATATTAATAATGCTATTTTGAAAAAATTTAAAATATATAACAAAGCATTAACAAATAATCAGATTGAATTTGAAATGTTAAACGGAACAGATATTCAAGATTTGGTAGTTTCGCTTCCGTGTGATCAACGAAATGAATTAGACGGAATAGAAAGACAATTTAAGTTAGATACTACGGGAAATAAAAGTAATAAAATAAATTTAATTGTCAAAAATTGTCAAATAACTAATAGTATTCTTCAAAATAGATTAAAAGATATAATTTTGGAAAAATTGAAAAAAGTTCTTCCAATTACAACAACAATTAACAACATAGAATTTCGATAATGCAAACTAAATTTAACTATACATCCGGAGGAGAATTTACGAAATCTGATGGATCTGTATATACTGGTTATTTTAATATAAACGACAAAGAGGAAGCTTATACTAATCGTTATTATTCAGACACTTCGGAATTATTAAATTCGGTTTCTGAATATTCCGCAGATTACTATAGATCTATTAATTTCAAAGATCGTAATGTTTTTGATGTATTAACACTTCCTTTTTCTTTAGAAGAAATTTCTATTCAACCTAGTGAAATTGTTGGGTTTTCTACTTTAAATAAAAAGATAGAATATTTTCATGATAATCTTGTATATTTGTACAGTCAATTATACATGGGAAGTACCGACGTTCCGGTTGACAATGAAGTAAACACTCTTTGTAATTTAATTGGAACATCTAGTTTTGGTTGGGAAACAAAAGCTAAACAAATAGCTAATAATAGAATATTTGGATTTGGTACATTAGCAGATGTTCCTTCTTTATCAAGTTATAAAGAATTTGATGTGATGAAAAGATTCGTTGTTATTCCTTTTGTTGATAATAAAGGAATAGGAATTTTTGGAATTAGTGATACTTATTTTGTAGGCTTAACAAGTACAATTTCGGAAGAAGGACAATTATCCGGAGCTGCATTTACATTTTATACAAATGTAATTGATAATTATACAAATGAAACTTGTAAGAATTTATCAGATATCAAATATGATGGAAAATTTTTATATGTCAGTGATTCTGAAATTAACGGGGGAGGACAAGTTTTTAAATACGATATAAGTGGATATATCACAAATGATCAAGTCTTTGAAAATAAAAAATATTTAATAGAACCAATCGGAGGAAGTGGTTCGGTAGATAGACTTAATAAGTTTAAAAATTGTACAGTTCTTGGAGCAAACAATGGAGAAGTATGGGTTTATGATTCTGGAAATAATGTCATAAAAATATTTGATAGCAATTTTGTTTGGAAGAGAACTATTAAAATACCAAAAACTCGT